GTGCATTTGGCTGACAATGTGAGGTACACCACTCGAGGCAATGCGTCAGGTTGGTTTCTTACAACTGTGGCAAATTGCTTCGTGGTGTACTTCGTGATGGCCGTGGCAGGACTAAGGAAGGTTTCGGTTGGCGGTATGGCGCGAACTGAGATGCTGAAGAAGATAGCCCGGAATCTGCGTACCTTTGGTGATGACCATGTGTTATGTTTTCGATCAGAGAAGACTAGATTTAACATGTTGGATGTAGCTGAGGTTGCGCGAGAGTTTGGGATGGTCTATACTTTGGCGGACAAGAGTAGAGAGGTTGTGCCGTATTGTAAGCTATCTGAGGCGTCGTACTTAAAGCGTGGCTTTCGTAAGAGAGATGGTTGGTGGTACGCCCCGATGACGGTAGACGATATTTTGCAGCCTATCTACTGGACGAAGAGAGTTGATCTCGCCGTCGCAGAGCAGGCCGCCATGGAAGGCGCTCTGGTCGAGTTCGCCATGCACGGGAAACCAGTGTTTGACGAATGGCTTGGGCGTTTCCGGGAGGCTGGCTTACGGACGGGATTGTCGTATGATACGATCGATCAAAAGATCAAAAGTACGGACACGGACGTGAGGCAGTCGGCTTGGAATGTCATGACGGCGCAGGCCCCGCAGGAAGATAAGCCTGAAGAGGCTAAACCTGTAGTGGGCGACAGTAGAGCGGTTCGCAAAGCTAAGAGCAAAAGGCTTTTGAAATGGAAAAAGAACTACGACTATATGGTTACACAGAGAGCCGGGTTTAACAACCGCAAGAAAGCCCAATGTTCTGAAGAGGCGAAGCGCTTTACAGTGCAAGTGGGTGATAGCGATGCGCCCACGGGAGAGGTTTCTCGATCTGAGAGACTTCCGACCACGGACGCGGAGAATACAACCACGCAGACTACGCAATTCGAGGATACTGTTGGTGTACAACAGGCGAAGGATTTACGATTATGTAGGGTATATGATGCTTCGGACCCATTTCCCGATCAGGGATTGG